CTGTAATCGTATAGGTATTAGTACCTGTGACTGTAATCTGGTAATTGCCGTTCAGTGTTAGACCGCCCACGGCCGAGGCACCGCTGAAAGTGACGAAATCCCCAGTAGCTGCACCATGGGTGTTGTCCGTCACCAAAACAGTTGTTTGATTAATCGTTGTTGTAAACGGGTTAGTAAGCGTCGCCGTTTCACGAATGGGCGTTATGTCGTAGTAATTACCACCACGCTCAATATAGAACTTTAAGTTTGTGCCAACTGCAAGTAAATTTTCAAAACTTAACGTTACCCAATTCCATAGGGAGCGACATATACCAAGAAAGCTCTGTCCAGAAATGCGCTGCCATCCACCAATCTTTTCTGGCGTGCCTTGGCGAAACCGAACCTTCTCACTGACATACCAGCCATTTTCGTTGGTATATCGCGTGTTCTCTTTATTCACGCCACTTTTAAATAAAATTTTGCGTAGCGGCATTTTTACCTCATGAGAGCGGCTTCTGCGGCGCGACGTCGAGTAAGGCCAGGGAGAACTCGGCCTGCAGCTTTATTCCATTTTTGGCATTCTTCGGCTGCACCATCCCAGTCCCCCGCATCAACGCGCTTCTTGAACGTGGAAACCCGATAGTTTCCTAAGCCACAATTGTAGACCCAGCTTGTCACTGCGGCAATGCGTCGTGGGAGTGCAGTTTGAATCTTGGGTGATAGCTTAGTTACGCCCTGTACGAAATACTCAATGTGGTGGTCAAGCGCCTCTTCACACTGCTCCATCGTCCAGATAGTTCCGGGGTTAATGTCTGGTCCGGTGGCACCCCAGCCGATTGTCCAAGGATGCCCACGGGTTCCGGGGTCAGGATAAGCTTGAACTCGTCCATCAGGCAAACGCTTTGCTAGCCCTTCAAAGGGCTTGATCAATACATCCTTACAAAGCTTTTTGGCTTCATTCACCGCCAGACCTTTCATCCACTATTTTATTGACCTGATCCCAAAGAGCCGTGATCTGTTTGTCGTAATTCTTTTCAAGGTAATCAACTCTGACCTTGAGCGTTACTGCATATGCCGCGATCCCAACCACCGCAACCCCAAGAAACCAAACTTTCGCAAGTGACTCGGCAATTGTTTCCATTACGACTTGTTGTACTTCTCAATTGACCTGCCAACAAACCAGAACGTCAACATCATGTTGAGCATGGCAAAGTCATCTTCGTCGTAGCTCTTGGTCAGCACCTCAGCCCAGTTAGCGTTGGTTTGAAATGCAATCGTTAGACCGGCTGCCTTAACAGCCACATACACGCCAAAAGCAATCCAAGTAAGGCCCGGACGGGTAATAGCAGTGATAAAAGACGCAAGCCACCCAGCTTCCTTAGCAGTGGTAGCCTGTTCCTTAAATGCCTCTTTAATCGTATCCATCTGCGAAATGGAGTAGTCAACATACTTCTCCTCCATCTTGAACTCGCCGCGCAGCTTCTCTAGGTCAGTCTGAAGTTGGAACATGCTGAGTTCGTGTTGGCGTTCGTTCTTTTTGTCCAAAAATTTCAAGACTTCAGGGGCAAGCCTGAACAGGCCGCCAAATATGGACCCCATCAACCCGCCGCCAAGTAGTTCAAACATTATTTCTTCCCCATCTTTTCGCGTTCTTCAAGCAGACGAACTTTGACCTGAAGCTCGTTAATGTGGTGCATCAACTGCTCTTTTAGCACGGCTCTACGCTCGGCTGATATGGGCGAGTCGGTCGGTACGCCCTCCTTGGTGATCAAGGCAGGCATCTGCCCTTCTATTTTGGTTAAACGCTCTGAGAATGAATTAACTTGACCAAGCAGCCATGCCAATGACATGACGACAATTGGTATGACTGCTTTAAGGGCATCTGACCAATTCATTTGTTTCTCCACAATTACTGCTGTTTTGTGAAACTTGACAGTTTATTTCCTGTTCAAAACTCATGCCGCCTTCTCACTTTCTATAACATTAGTAAGAGATGACCGATCAAGAACAGAAAACCCTCTGCTTGCAGCAAACCTTTCCGGTTCTTTATGCCATGCATTAGCACATGCCTCTAGCCACTTTACTGTTAAATCATGCGGAGGAAACTTTCCACTAGCAATGTACTTTTTTTCTAACTCTAAATATGCTGTAACTTCATGTTGTGCATGAGCACCATTTATTCCAAGATCGAACAAGTAAATGTGGTTACCTTCGTCAATCAAACCTCCGCGTGCCCTTGCAGCATTAAGCGCCTGTTTCATACAGGTCATAATGTGATATCGGGCTTCTTCGTTTTCATAATCCTCTTCAGTAATTTCTGTGCGCCCAATTTTTTTCAATAGTTGCTGGTGCTGATTAACTAAGAAATTCATTTTTCTTAAAGCGCCATTCACGTAATTCTGTGCGTTCTCGTGATTGGCTTTGCTTTCCATAATTTCCAAACGTATTAGCTCTGCCTTAAGAGGGTCTGACTCTTTTTTTAGATCTTCTTGTTTTATTTCTAACTGTATTTGCTCTTTACGTAATTTGAAATACGCCTCTTGCAAAGCCATCCTTGTTTGTTCAATTTCGGCCAACGTATGCTTGATGCTTCTTATTGGAGATATTGATGTTATATCCAAAGTAACTTGCATAAATTGACTGTGTGATTTATGGAAGTTGCTTGTGTCGCGATCTACAGCAGGCATATTGCTTTTAATATTTTTTAGCATTTGACTGTATTCTGGTTTAACCGCGGGCAAAGACTTTGCTATTTGCTTAATAATAAGTTCGTTCATTACAAACCTCCGTGACCATTTGAAACAGCTGCCGAATTTTGACGACTAACAGTAAGTGCGCCAAAACTTGTGGCATTGCCTGTTGTTGCAAAAGTTATGTAGTTAATACTATTAGTAACGGACCCAGCGCCAAAACCTCTTGCTATCACACCTCTTAAAGCAGATGACGTTGAAGCGCTTTGGCTTGAGCTTGCTGTAAGATCGCCAAAGAATAATGAGTTGCCAGCGCTAGCTATGGTTACATATTGCATAGTTGCAATATTAGTTGTGCTTGGGCTTATACCCGTCCTACCTCCGGCTATAACACCAATCGTATTAGACGAACATGCCGATGTCTGAGTGATCGCTGATGACTGTACCAGTGAGCCAAATGAAGTGGCAGTTCCCCCTGAAGCAAACGTAACCTGGTCAATGTCAGTTAAGTAAACAGATGAACTGGTCTGCCCAGCTGCCATCATCGCTATGGTCGGTGATTGAAACCCAGCCATGTATGTTTTTGCAACCGAAGTATTGCCAAAGAATGCTGTATCTCCAAGAGTCGCTATCGTTAGAAACTGCATCGTATCAATATTCGACGTTTGAGTTCCTCCGCACATCACACCTATTGTTTCATTGCTACATCCAGCCATGCCGTAAATTGAACCCGTATATAAATTCCCAAACGATGAGCTATTGCCTGTTGTAGCAATCGTTATATACGTTGTTGTAGCTGTTCTAGCTCCTCCAGAAAGAATCCCGCCGCAATAAATTCCTCGTGTTACTGAAGAGGCTGGCGCAGTGGTTGACCGCGCTGATGATAAAGATCCAAAAGATGCTGCATTACTTGTCGTAGCTATCTGTATGTAATCCATAGTTGCTACGTACGTCAGCGATGAATTGAGTCCGCCAGCAAATACACCACGCGCCGCAGGGTAATAAAGTGATTGAATTGAATCAGCCCCTGTCACCGTTTCTGTGATGGTATTGTTTGTAAGAACACTCCTATCTACTTCTTCTTCGCCAAGCGCCACTTCAATAATTAACCCGGGAACAGTGACTGAAGCCGAAGGTGTGTCTGCCACCGTTGCACTTTCGGATACAGACTTAGGAAAATTTCCTATAGTTGATATTGCATCTACCGCTCTTGCGGATTCTGATATTTGCAATAATTGGTCAGCCAATGTGCTTATGGAATCAACCCCTGTAGCGGTCTCAGCTATAACCTCTACATATAGCGGTGGTAGTGATGTAGCATCGGTAACGCTTGATGATTCTGCAATTTGGCTATTAAAAGTGGCTAATGTAGATACCGCATCTGATCCGCTTGCGCTTTCTGCAATCTGCCCAGCAAACGTAGGTAGTGTTGATATTGTATCTATACCGCTCGCTGTTTCAGCAATTTGAGATATAAATGTAGGTGTCGTTGAATTTGTATCAACACCTGAAGCTATTTCTAATATAGCCGCGGCAAGAATAGCAAGCCGTGAGACTTCATCTGCCCCTGTAGCAGTTTCTGCAATACTACGTTGATATACCGCACCCGTCTTACCAAAGCCAAATCCTCTGGCACTCGCAGAACCTAATCTTTGGATAAGCGGCATCTTTGACTCACTTGAATTGGGTTTGAGATGCTAAAACTGTAAATGTCGCTGCGGCTGTTTTGATAATTGTATAAACATACGCATCAATACCTGAAGCATTACCTGCGGTCCAAGCTATACCTCCTTGATATTTTGGAACTATTGTATTTCCATCCACTTGCACTGTTGTGTTGTAAAAAGCTGTTGCAGGTTGGGTTGTTAACAAAGCGACTGTAATACTTCTGCCTATAGCAAGCGCTGTATTTAATGTAGTTCCAGACGATGCTCGGAAATTGACCGTCCAATTTGCAGCTGTGTTACCTGTGTAATAAAGCACTGATTGTGTTGTTACATCGTAATCCAGAGAAGCTGGCACGCCTGATGCGGATACAGTAACAACTTCCGCGGAATTTAAAATTGTTTGCGCAAGATTGGCCGAAGATCCTGAAAAAGTTTGAAGTGCCGTAAATGTCGTAACTGTGCCAGGCGTTACGTAATCTGTTCCGGCAGTTGCAGGGGTAACAACAGTAGATCCCGCACCTTTTATAAGCTGCCCTGCTGTAAGTGTGGCAGCAGCCTGCACACCAAGACCTACATAATCTGACCCGTTATACACAGCCACAAGAGATGCGCCAGGATTGACCGTTACGCCAGATCCGCCAGACTTTTTTATAGTCAGTGTATACGTGCTGTCTGCATTAATTACCTTGTAAGACCTTGAAGAGTTTGGCGCAATGATTGTTGAATTAGCGTTTAGGCTGGACACACGTATCGTGGAGTACTGAGCTGTGTTGTACACAATGTTCGTTGCACTTGCATCGCCCATGGTTAACGTAAGCGTTAGATCGTAATTCGGCGATCCAGAGAAATTAGATCCTGTGAGGTCTGTTATACCTGCAATTGCAATATCCAGATACTCAGTTAACCCTTTGTTAACTGCACTGCCCCAGGAACCGGACTCTGTGTTTGTTTCTATAATTGGCAAATCTAATAATTGTGTTCGTGTAATAGGCATGATTTACCTCAATTTATTGTCACTGGTTCCCAATTTGTTGTTTGAGAGCTGTTAATTTGTTGCCAGTTAGCTATCTGCGTATCTACTATAGGATTCCATAGATCACCTGCCGCAAATGAATCAGAAGCTGTTGCCGATTCCGTTACCCCGATCTGGAATAACCCTCCGCCTTGGACTGAGTCTGCTCCTCTAGAAGTTTCAGCTACTGCCGAACCGAAAATCCCTATCGATGCGATATTATCTAACGCCGCCGCAGCTTCAGCAATAACAGCACCCAGAATATAAAGGGATGCCGTCGCATCAACACCGGTTGCAGTCTCAGAGACTGACCTACCGTATAAGAGTCCGCTGAGGATTCCGTCTGTGGCTGTTGCAGTTTCGCTTACTGATCTGTCGTAACTTTGTCCCGTAGTTGTTGAGTCAGTGCCTGTAGCTGTCTCTGCAATACTGCCAGTGGCTGTAATTATTGTTGATATTGCATCTGCACCAAGCGCGGTTTCTGTGACCGTCGCCACTAATGTGAGTGTTAGAGCAACACTATCTGAAGCTGTTGCCGATTCAGCAATCAACGCAAGTATTGGGTTTTCGCCAATTACGGCATCTGCCCCGGTAGCGCTTTCACTAACACTGCTGCTTAATACATTACCCGATACGACCGCATCCGTGGCCGTGGCAGTTTCTGCAAGGTTAGCGTTAAGCGTAAGGTTGTTGGTTATTGAGTCTGCACCTGTAGCAGTCTCTGCTACGCTCGCGCCTAACGTGAGGTTTGATGTGGTGGAGTCTGTACCTGTAGCAGTCTCGGCTATGACCCCGCTTAGTACGGGCGTTGCATTGGTAGTATCGGAAGCCGTTGCGCTTTCAGAAACTGCGCCTTGGTAGGCAATTGTCGAATT